TCAATGATAATACGCAGTGCAGCCAACAAAAGTTGTGAGGGCAATTTTTGATCATACTGACCATAATCGCCCCCAATCAATCGATCTGTGCCATGTCTAATTATATAATTATACAACGCTTGCCACTCTGGACCCTGACTATTAACTCCGACGGCACACTCAGACACGATGGGATTCATCTGTATCACTCTTATAGGTGGCAAAAAATACTTGCGCACTAAGAACGATAAAGCTATGGGATTGCCAAAGAATATGCGGCATTTGTCTTTAGCTAAAATTTCGTCTTTCTTGCACGCCTTAGCTATGGTGTATGCTCGTTGACCCTGCCTATACAACTGCAAACAGCGGTCAATTTCATCCATTATCTCTGGCACAAACTCACGCTGCACATAACCATCATAAACATTCTCTACGATGTAATTGCGTTTTGTGCCAGTTAAAGGATACCCTATCGCTGTACTCATGCGGATACCATCTACGAATCGCTTACCCGGTATGCCATTGATGTTATCCCTATCTGTCAATGGGCAGATATCGTTCCACATAGGCCTATTAAAGACTTCAACTAAACTGCTCTTATAGTCTCTAATGGCCATTTCCAACAACGCGTGTGGATAGGGATGGGCAGGCAAAGCCATATTTGCTAAACACGCTTGCCAACCCTTCCACGGGGGATTCACCATAGGCCCTCGGTACACGTTTGGGCAATCCATAATCTCAGTTACAGACTCGCTGATAAGAGTGTTCTTAACTGTCGTTTTGAATTTCGTTTTATTACCAGCGGATCCATAATATTCAATTTGAGACCCATGAGGCATCCACCTCAGCACATTTCTGGAATCTATGGGGGCATTAAGCTCAACCACGTTCTTGCCAAGCACTTGTGTTTCAAAATGTTCAGCCGTGCCGGTCAAAAGCGTGCCTTCCAAACACCGCAAGTTTGCGTAAGCCTCTTCCAACTGCATGCGCGTTAAATAACCAGCGCAACCAACTGGGGATCCGGATTTGCCTCCCAAATGTATGCCATAATCAACGCAACCCTATTGGATACAAGGGTAGCTCCACACAGACCTGGAAAAGTGTCCATAGTTAATGAACTATACAAATATCCAGGGTATGAACTATGTGATGTTGTGACTGTACGCTTAGTGGCAAGTCCTTTAGCGGACATGATCTCACCTTCCTTCATTCGCCAGAACAATGAGAAGTCTATCGTGTCAGGCAATTCATTTCCAAAATACTTAGTTACATCCTTAAATGATCCGCCAGTCGCCGAATAGCATACTCGCATGTCCGTTCCAGGAATCCGATATGAACATGTTCGCGAAAGCCTACACACAAATTTACCACCACTAGCGTCAGGATTTTTCTTGCGAAATGTTATGTCAAGATTGTCCCTGTCAAAATAATGGTCAGGCATCAATACAACATTAGATCGCAAGAATAACCCATTAACCATGTGGGTGGACTCGGTGCCGTGGACTGAACCATACACCAAATTCTTCTGCACTGTTCGAAATAATTGTGCTGAAGTAGTGGTGCAAGATTCTCGATTAACCGGTAATTCATGAGGGACAACCGGTGTCCAAGGCGAGCGCTCGTTATCGCGTTGCAAGACTTCCTCGTGCGTCATGGGTTCAAGTGACCCTTGTGGGGCCAATCTCTTCCAAGACTTGTATACTTTTGCTAGGGTATAAATGCCTCCTATAATAGCAAAAGATTTACAAATCTTCCCAACGTGCCGTTCACGGAAGTCCGTCAATGTGGGTGCAACAACGCTCATGTCCACCAATTCTGTCCGGTACGCCATAGCTGTGTCATTCACTAACTTACGCTGAATGCACACAGCCACATACGTCCAAGTCAAGGCAACCCATGCCTTGTCTTTGCGGTGAAAACGGTCCGTTATGCCTATAGCCGCATAAATTGCTGCCAAGCCTGCACATAAAACCGATGTGTTGCGGACGAAATTAGTTCGTGGATTGCACGTTATGCGATTTCGCCACACCAAATATCTTCTTGCGACGCGGTGCAAAACCTCTTCGGCACTCAAATGAAACAGAGTGCCGGCGGCTGCGCATATAGATCCTGCCATCGCAGTTGGGTGACCATCTGTGTCGTACTTATAAGTCAAGCCAACTATCCCAGCCATTGCGGCCCACACTAATGCGCGACTGCGTCTCACGACCTTACGCACAGTGGCAGGCTTACACTTCATGATAAAGCGCACAAAAACGGGAGAGCCTACAACTCCTGATGGTAACATTTTAATCCAATCCCAACGCTCGGCAAATGAACGGGCTGACGATACTGCTGCGGCCGCTGCTACTGTTTCCGTAGTTTGAGAAAAGCCCAAAAGATCACGTGTCACACGATTGCTCACTATAGTCCACGCAGTTTCTAATCCACGCGTTAACTCTAGCCCAATGTGGGTTTCCATAATCTCATCTTCTTGCTTTATAGCACGTTGAGTTTCCTTCTTATAATTGGGATGCAACATGCAATAACCACAAATTTGGTTGCACGTCTTCCCAGAACCCATATCGTAACCACATGTTTCTATACAAGTTTCTGCTTTCCTACTGCGCTCCAAAATAGCTTTTTGATTCTCACGATGAGCAGTGAAAGCGCTAATCAAATAATTGACTACCTCCTTGATACCGACTCGCTCTAATTTAATAGGCGTATCGCAACCTGGTGGTTGCCACTCGACGGGCGCATATCCTGCCACGTGTGTGATCTTTTCGGGCTCTACAGCTCTCTCGACCGTTAAAGTCCATAGATCTTCCAATGCTGGTGGCTCTTTATCTTTATAATACTCGGCCACTTTAGAAGAATCTAGTCCGCTTGGTTTACCATTAATGGTAAGCTGGAATTCTGGTCTCGCTTCAACCGTTATAACAGCATGCATTCTACGCTGTATAGAATATGGGCAGTTTGAAAATACTCCTGCTTTCAAATTCTTAACATTTGTAGTCACAGCTACTATCTTAGGTTCAAGGAATTTCTTACCTTTCCCAGAAATTTCAGCGGCGTTTCCATATGCTATGGCATTGTTACAGAAATCAATTATTGACCTCGTTGGAGATTTTTGAGTAAATTTTTCACTATCATTCGCAAAATCATCCATAATTGCCACCATGACATTGGTGGTATAATTGGACAAATATTGGTCCGATGCGTTGATAGTTCTCTGATACTCTTTCGAAGTCGGCAAATTTGCTGATGTCAACAGAGCGGCAATTATTTGCTCAAGAACTGATGATTTCCCTTGATTGCTTTTTCCAAAGATTTCAATAGCAAAAGGTGCTTCCCTAATGCTACCACTAACTTTCATTGTGGTAAAATCATTCATCATATTACACAACCTCAAAATCTTGTCCTCAATAAATTTCCGCTCTATTGGACTACAATTTTCCTTAACCTTTTTAAGTCTTTCCGTAGTATCATTCAGCAATAAATTGAATTCATTGTCGGTCTTACCAGCTATCTTTTCCAGATTACCGTTTTCGACTAATGCCCACCAAGTAATACATTTCTGGTAATCATCGTCTAAACTACGTGCTTCACGGTCATCTTCAAAAAGAGCAGTAAAGGATTGCTCCTGCCACGCCAAAGCTATGCGTTCCACAAAGAAAATGACAGTGTTAGACACAGCCTCAACAAAATCTGCAGAATTAACATGCAGTCTCAATAAAGCTGGTTCAAACACTACAAAATTGTTGATGCGGAAAACAAGCTGCGAATGCTTACACAATCCAACGGAAACTAATATGCCCATCATCCTGGATATATGGTGTACAAACTTGCCTTTGCGTATTTTGCTCCAACTAGTGTGCATATTACGCAATGCTTGCACCCATCCAATGTCAGACGATTGAGTCTCCATCCCTAAGCTGCTCTCTATGTAGTGTAAAATCTGTACTAACATAGACTGGTTAGTGTAACGCTTCAAATATAGCACTATCGCTGCTATGGCGCTTGAATAATCGTTGCAACCGGATAAAGCTATCACCAAAGCTGCAGCTGCCTCAATTTCCTCAAGCAATTGAGCGTCTAGGCGAACGTTAGCAAACTTAATAAGTTTAAGCAGACTATTGCGGAAATCGCCCAGCATTTTGGTTACACTAGACTCACGCTCGTACGTGTTGTCTATAATAGCAACCTCTATGCCGGACTGAACATCGCATTTAAATGCTCGCCTCCTGTGGCGGCGCTTAAAGCACCTACGCTTGTAGCGTCTTCGTCTCAAGCGAACTCGCTTCTGGCGTCTTCGCCAGCGCGTGCGCGCATGAAACGGCGATCGCGGCTTCGCGATCGGGAGGGGTTCACGCCTCCAATTAGGCGTAACCCCTCTGGGCTCATAGTAACCGTAATCACTACGAGCTTGCGTCCAAACTTGTGGGACGCGCCTGAAGTTTATTATACCGACCCCTTCAGCGTCTAGGTCGTTAGGATCCTCGTAGGAGGATCCTTGGGTGCAATATTGTGTCTTCAACGATCGCCGGCACCAAATGGCGAAAGTTTGTTGGGGAGAGCCGATCAAAGGTTCGAATGTTCTCATATCATATAATATAAAAACACCCAAAACCTTCGAACGTTCTCCAATACCAGAATGGAATTGGATTCCGTTCAAAGGCGACACGCATGGCTTTGGGGACAGACGTCCTTAATCACCTAGCCGTAATTCTTGGTACTCGTGTGGTAAACCCTCTGGTAGCGGGGCCACACTCGGCTAATAACGGTACCGAATCTGCTAATCTTCATATGGCACTAACACCCCACCTGCTGGATACAGGTAAGTGTAGAGTGCCGAAGGAGCAGCATCCGATCGTTACAAACGAGTCTCGTCTGTGGGGTAACCCCCCCGGTAACATCCACATGTAGTGGCATACACGGGGTGGTTAAGTATGTGCCTATAACCTCCCATAGGGGCTTAAATGGGAGTTAACCTTGCAAGTTTGCTACGCCTGGTTTCGGCGCTATATCTAATGTTTATTTTAGAGTCCATGATATAGTATAGACTCTATTGGTGGGTGTTGATTACACCCTTAGTTCCGCGTTTTTAAGACTGTAAATCGCGTGATCAGTGGTAAACAGGATCGATAAATCGATCAGAATCATACACTCTGTAGCTGACAGATTGCTTGATTAGTAATGCAACAGACCTTTGATTTCGAGCTCATAGGTTTTAAATGAGCTCTAGACTATGCTATTCAGCTGCGCTAGTCAAGCGCCCATACAATTTTTAGAGACGTATGGGAGTCTCTTTGACCACAAGTAACCAACTGGTGGTGCTACAATAATTTACGACACAAAGATCGGCACGGTCCTATATCGGGATCCCCGCGCTCATCTATGAATCGAGGCTGGTTAAGCCTCCACCTCTCAGTAAGGTGACACATCTTCCGTACTGTTACAATACGTGTGTGTTCCCACCTACAGGTGGCAGGTTGTATTACAAAGGCCCCCAGCTAGGCCTTAATGACAACCCTATACTAAAGTATCTAATTACTGGGTTGCGCTTAAAAGTTCTTGCGCTTTCGAGGATTTCCCCCCGGACAATTTGGACTAGCTAGCCGTAGCGGCTAGTGCAAATATAGTAAATATACTATGGGCATGGTTGTCAAACCACACCAACTTGCTCGATTGGCGTATCGAGCCAGCATTCTACTTTTAATAGCTATAAAGCATCCTAAAAGTATAAAGGACGATAAAAATGTAGTCTCGCTAAAATTCCTAGTATCTTAAATCAGGCATCAGAATAATCTTCAAATGGGCGAATAGCCCAAGTGAAGGTTTCCATATGCCTAAAATAAGGCTATAAAATATATAACAAGGGCAATTTAATGCCAATTACAACAAGGACTGCGTGCGCATTCGCGC